GTGAGGCATACGTCGCAGTATTCGTTAGGGGCCGTGTACTGGTCTGCATAGACCGGCCTGACGTAATCCCGTATGGCTCTGTAATCCTTGAGCGGTGCTGGCCATGACCCCAGCCCAGCGCCGCCGCCAGCGCAAACAGACCGAGCGCTACAACGAACTTGTGACCGATCAGATCAGACTATGCAACAGGGTGCTAGAGCTTGAACGATTTATTAGCCGATCCAAACTACCTGGCCGGGAAGTTGGCGTACTGGGAGGGCATTCCGAGTGACGCAATTGGACATTGTGAAGGCAAGACTCAAATTGCATGGCTTGCTGGGTGGGCCGACGGAAAAGCCGACCATCTGCACTTGCGAGCACAAATTGCAGGGAACGGGAGTGTTCTACCAGAGCTTCGGCCTGATCTACTGCCCTGACTGCAAGGGCTGGCAGTTGATTAGAAAGCCCATCGAGTGATGGGCTATTCCAATTAATCAATAAACAGTCTCAAAAACCCGGCGATACCAGTTCATTAAGCCGTCACCCATCAGCTCTGCGTCGTGCCAAACGCTCAGGTCGAAATAGGCCGGCGAGTCGCTGCTAAACTTCCCGGTGTTATCCAGCCGAACGATGGTCGGGCTTCCGCCTAAGTTGTAAGCGGTGCTTATTTCAGCCGCGCTCATTTGCTCGTCGTTTTCGTCTACAAAGTAAGTGCCTGTCGAAACGTCCCAGAACACCCACTTGCCACCAGTGTAGGTTTCGACAGCAACGTGGCCGTCCGAATAACCGTTGGGCGCTCGGGTTGTGCTCAGTTGGACGCGACGGACCTGCACGCCGTACTGAGGCAGAAGCCACATCAGGAAGCGTGCAGCATATCCACAGCGCCAGCGCCATTTGCAGTAATGGCCTAAACCGGCAACTTGCTGGCACTGAGCGTCACTCATCTGCTCAGGATACGTCATAAGTTCATGGTAACTCCCGTATACCGTGTTCCAACTGACGGCACTCATTAGCGCCATTAAGTCAGTCACCCCGGCCATATCCTTGCCGATGATCCGATTAAGCCAGTAGTTGCGGCCAGGCAATTTGAAACGGTACAGGCCCGGCATTGTGCAGTCGAAGCTGTATCCGTCGATATTGAATACACCAGGGCTCCCAAATGGATAATTAAGCGCAGGCATCACAGGGAACGTACCGCCAGGGCTAGCAACATCTGCTACTTCAACCCCTCTGAAAAATCTAGCTACTACAGTCATAACTATTGTTCCATAGCAGGCTTTTTATTTAGAAAATCGATTAGCTCTTGGCTGTCTATTTCCAATAGCTCAAGATCTTTCCCGAACTGCTTAGCAGCATAAGCCGAGACTATAGCGCCGTCTTCGTTTCTCTCTACGTACATCACAGGAACTCCCTCCATCCCATAGTCAGAACCCTTGCTCCGTTTACGTTGCCACTGCCTACATATGTTCGAAGATTGACTGTGCCCGCTGGTCCAACTGCTACGCGGCATTCCCCAGCGATACCTTCGTTAACTGATGGTGATGGAGCATTGATCATGGTCCCGCCCGTGTAGGTTGTCCAATCCGCGCCAGTAGTAGGGTTGTCAACATCAACCGGAGTAATGCGGATGTTTCCGCTATCACCAACAATCAGCGCATTCATTCTGCACTCGGTAAATGCGCCACCCATCCCTGTCAGGGTCAAAACGCTTGTTCCGGCAGCGACGCTTATTGATGTGACCTCAATGATGGGCGTTACCCAGTCATATACGCCATCACCTCTCGCCTTAAATTGCCTGATGTTACCACTACCGTCTGTAGCTGCTCGGCCTACACGGCGAAAACCGGCGTATCCGCTTGGTAAAGTTGGCGCGGTAGCGGACAAGCTGAACAGAATGTCGCCTGTACCATCACTGGTCTTGCGGATCGTGAAGACGTGGTATGTCGTGCTGTTCGCTTTGGTACCGGTGTCCAGCTTGTTCTGGTTGTCGCCTGCGGCCCATGCCCCAGACGATTGCAGAATGCCGCGAATGGTAGACGTCAGCGTAATGTCTACCGTATTGTCTGAGCTTCTGGCGACACCTGGCGCGACGTCAATAGTTGTATTTGTGGCGCCTGAATTATTTGCCAGGGAGAGGCCGGAGAAATATCCAGTCGGAAGGCTGAAAGAAACGGATGCCGCTACTGACTGTTCCATAAACGTAGCAATCGCCGCAGGTGTTAAGCTGTCGGTTACGTCATTCGGCTGATTGTCAGCCATGAACTGAGCGACACCAGCAGCGATAACGGATGCCTGGCGCAGCGCTTTGTTGTTCACATTGCTGCGAGCAATGCCTGCCACGTTGCCGCTGTCGCGCAACGCCTCAGCAGCATAATCAACCTGCGACTGCACGTTGGCGCCGACGCCTTGTGCAAATGGTAGAATCTCATTGGTAGCCATTAGCTGCCCTCGTTAAGTCGGTAAAAGTTCTAGCGCCCAACTGCCGGTATCCCAGCCTGCCAGCGCCTCAGATTCAGCATCCCAAGCAAATAGAGGGCCGCTATCAACGCTGATAGCGTAATAGTTTACTCTTACGCCCTCCGGTTTCAAAGGAATGTAGCCACCAGTAAGCAGCGCTTGGGTGACGGTTGACAGTGTGGAGCCTGCCACGCCGACCGTCATGGACATATCTTGATTATCCTGAATGATGATAACTGAGTCAGGAAATACCGTAGTCCAAACCTGATAAGCGCCGGGTATTGTCCCGTCCCACTGGTTTGCCGCGACCTTGGCGCGCAATAGCAAGCGGTATTCATCATCCGGCAGAACGGTTAGACCGCTATCCGGGTCAAACTCACCTTGCCAGATACCACCATCCCAGCCAGTTGCGGCAGTGTCGTCCCATGTGAAGTAGACACCAGTCAGTGGCGTATCAATTCGACGGCTGCGGCCTATCCACTCGCCTACTGCGTCAAGCTGTACGCCTAGCGCCTCGTCTAGGTCAAACTGGCGCGGAAGGTCTGCTGCCAGCCCTTGCAGGTAAGCGGACAGGCTAGCGGTAAGGCCGATTGTGGCCATGTACTTTGGCTTGTCGGCATGATCTGACGTAATCAGAGCCTTGTAGTCGTCAACCGTCCGCTTAATCAGATTCATACGGTAATGACCGTTACGTCAGTCGGCGAGCATTCCGCCGCTTCGTTGAATGCGATTACGATATTTGACGTACCAAACGCGCCGGCATTCTTCTTAATGCGGACTAGGTTTAGATCGTAGGTCATGCCTTCAGGCTGGCCGGCAAGGTTAGCTGGCACATACAGGCGAGTAATCAACACGTCGTCACCAATAGGCAGCGCGTTAATCGAGTCGGCTACGGCCTGCTTGATCAGGTCGGCATAGCCAGACGTGTAGCCCGACAGCGGATCAATCGTGACCTCTACGCCAATGGTTGCCGGAGTCGTCCTAAAAAAGTTGATGGTATTGGGTACGCCGTAGACGTCATAGGTCGTGGCGCTGGTAGTGCCATAGGTTCCAGTTCCTGGCGTCTTCTTAACCGCAATCGCGTCGGCGATTTCTTGAACATCTCCACCATCGACCACGAGGGCGATATTGTGCGACGGGATGCCGTCTGCATCTGTCACGTTGCTGTCGTTCTCATAGCCACGGAAACGCACAACGCCCGCCACGTTAGCCACTGCACCGATAGTGCCATCAAGCACAGACAGCGATGGCAGCGCGGTTGATACGGTCTGCCGGCTGCGCAGTTCTGCGTCCGACTCTACTGGCTCACCCTCGGTCGCTGCGATTGGGTTAGTCACAGTCTGCCAGCCAAGGGTTGGCGTTGCGATCTTGTTGATCGTGTTAGCGCCTGCGCTGATTGCGCCGATTGTCTGGCATGTGGCAGTGACAGTAATAGAGCCGCTGACAGGGATAACGGTTGGAGACGGGATAGCCCACTTATTGCCGTTGCCGTCTTCTGCCAGCGAATCGGTCAGGGTGGTCCCCTGTTGACCAACTATCAGCAAATCAGCCGTAGAGAAAGTCGGCACTCGGCGCTTAATGCCGTTGATCTTGACGTTACGGGAAAGTGCGTCGCCTTGGCCGGTAGACGGAGAAAAGCTGTTATAGACGGCAGCGAATAGCGCGCACAGATCGTAGGCGCTCTGAGCTTGCACAGCCACCCACTGGCCATCCTGCGAATCGGCCTCAAGATAGGTATCGGCACCATAGATAGCGCGGTACTCGTCTTGATAGAACGACAGAAACGTAGGGAAGTCAGCGTAATGGAAACCCGAGGCGTCCAGATAGGCCAGATCGGCGATTGCCATTTACAAAACCCCCACAAAAGTCGTCGGCCCATAGATTGTGTCTATTTCAGCACGCACGGTTAGCGTGCGCAAGTCGCCGTCATAGATTGACTCGTACCCCAGAATAGCCGTCACGCCCTCGCTGTTTAGGATGCGGTCGCGCAGGATCGGGTCATAGCTTGCTTTGGTATGCTTGCCCAACACGCCACCTTGATATGGCGTTCCTTCTGCAATGTCTATGTACCACTCGCCTGATAGCAGGTTTAGCCGCGTCAATACCGACTGCGCTGGCGCTTCTGGTACGTCTCGGTAAAAGTCGTTCTGCTGGTTGCCGAACGTCATATCTCGGGACTCGTCTAGCTTTCTATATCGCATGGCTAGCCTCAGTTGTTATTTGGTGCCGAAGTCTGGCCGCTGATAATTGCGCCGCTGCCGTGAGTGTGGGTGCCAAGGCTTGTGCCGTCAGCCTCTTTCACCAGAGTGCCGGTTATGGTTCCGGTCACGGTATTATTGCCGGTTTGGTTTGTGTTCCCTTCGTGCACGATGTTGCCCTTGATAAAGATCGTCCCGGCAGTCAGCTTGAGATAGGTAGTCCTCGCCTCGTCACGCAGTTCGATACCGTCAGTCTGCACATTGGACAGCTTGCGAGGCTGCGACGTCGGGCCAGGTATGGCGAACCCGTCCGACAGATCGTGCATGCGCGCTTCCATAGCACGCTGAATGCCGCCTGACTGCCACCATGCGTCTATGCAGCGAGAGGCAAACACAACTAGCACATCGTCACCAGCAATTAGCGGAAACGTGCACGCAAAGCCGCCTCCGCGCGGGAACTGTACCGGCACGTCTACCAGTAGTGGCAGGTTAACCGCCTGAGCCTGTCCGGTTTCATTGGTCACGCTGCCCCGTATGGCAGGCTGTACCGAGCACGTCTGCCGCGCAGGGTCATAGCTAACGATGATCCCCGGTAGCGCCGTCCACATTTTCGCTTGATGACCCTCTAGCGCCATGCGCTCGGATTCTTCGGGGTCGTCAAATAGCTCTCTACGGTCTGCCATTAGTTCGCCTGTACGCTCTTATCAGTGGTCACGGTTGCGTCAATGTCCAAGCATACACCCTCGCAGAACCAATCATTGCCGCGCGTGTCGCCCATCAGCTCAAGCGTGATGACGCGATAGAAACCGTCATCAGCAAGCGCGGGAGGGGAGTTTGCCGGATTGCTTTCGGTTGATGTTTCCAGCTGCGCCTCGGCAATGTCGCGCTGATTGATCTGCAAAGCACCGCCAACTGCGATCAGCGGGTTTAGCAGGCAGCGGAACTTTACGCCGTCGTTTGTCTGCTCAGGCTGTCCGACCAATCCTGTCTTGCTATTCAGCACCACAGCCTGACCAGGTAATACGCCAGACAGCGGCACAAGCTGTAGCTTGCCGTCCTGAATTGACCAGCTGGCACCGACAGTCTCAGAGGATTGACGCAGATAGTCGCGCGCCATGCCGTACATGACCTTCCCGCGCGGCAATGCCTCGGTCTGTGTCGGTGCGATATAGCCGGTGTCTACGCCTTTGCCTTTTAGCACCTTGGCGGCTTGCTCGATCTGGTCACGCTGCTGCGCGCCGGCTGCGATTGTCGAGTTGACCACGGCGAAGTTATAGCCGTTGTCTCCGTCTGCGGCCTGTATCTCCAGAAAGGTGTCCACGCCATTCTCGCGACCTTTCCGCACGCGCTTCACGTTTCCGGAAAAGATCACGCCATAGTTGGCCTCATAGCCGCCCTGTAGAAATACCTGCGTGAACTCGTTTTGAATGCGGTTTGCAGTGTCGTCGGCCAAGCCGTAGACGCGGATATTGGCCGTGTTTGGCGTCTGGCCATCAGTCTTTTTCACCGCAAACAGAATGCGGAAATCGGACAGGTCAAGGCCGGCGCCAGAGTCATCAGCGACTACCAGATTGCATCGGCGAATGTACTGCCTCATACGTCCACCACATAGTACAGATTGGCTTCTGTGCCGAGATTGGTCTGGGTCGGCACAGCGTCAAGGTCTCCATCGGTCAAGACGTAAAGCGCGCCGGGGATGCCGACATGCTCAAGCTGGCCAAGTAGGTTAACGCCAGTCACCAGAGGCATAGCCATAATCAATGGATCGTCGGTTAATCCATCGTATAAATCTATCAGCCATCCTGCCGACTCATTCCACTTATTGACCAGCACAAGCGAGCGACCGCCAAGCGTAATGGCGAATCGTTGCGGCGTCGCGATCAGCGGGATCGTATACAGTTGTTCAGCCACCGAAACCCCCTGCGATAGATGCTAGTGCCGACTTGGCGCGCGGCTGGTCTTTCTCTGCGACAGGCTGCGCTTTCTTCTGGCCTGCGCGCTCAGTTGCGCCTGTGCGGCCCGGTTGTGCCTGCCGCTGCCGTGGCGGTACGGATACCGTCTCGACGTTTACGATGATGATTTCTTGAAGCTGCGCAGTAATTGACAGGACGTTGCTAGTGTACTGGTCAGTGGTCACGCTCAGCGACTTGAATAGCATGTTTTTGTACAGGCGCTTCCCCGTCACTACCTCGAACGGTTCGCGGCTTGCCTGTAGCTCTAGCAGCTTGCGGTACAGTTCTTCCAGCGGCATGCCTGAGTCAGCCTCAGTAAACTGCGCGCGGATGGCCAGTTGCGCCGGCTTGACGTAGGCATGATCGGTGATGGCTGCGCCCTGCTGTACAGGATGCTGCGTAATCTCCAGATCATCGGAGCCGCTTTCGTCAATGCATAGGTATGCGTCAAAGTCGCCAATGCGACGGCGCGGGCGGAACACTACCGGGAAAAGCAGCTCAGACAGAAAGTTACTCATCGTGCCGCCCCTTTAAGATTGCGGGCCATGTCGGCGTTAACGGTGCTCTGTGCGCCGGCTACAGCGCGCGCGGTTGCGCCGGGGTCGCTGCTGCCCTGCACAACAATCTGTGTTTGCTGG